AGATGGGACGACTAAACTCCGCTTCCTGAGCGGCGCATGCCCCAATCTTCTCCGCGAGATGCGCCGCTACCGCAAGAAGACGACCACCGTCAACGGGCAGGTGTTTGTGACCGACGAGCCCCAGACCCGGGGCGAGGTCCATGCCTGCCAGACGCTTGAGTACCTCTGCGCCTACGAACCGAAATACCACACTCCCCCCAGGACATACGGCCCCGAGCCTTGGTGGGTGAAGTGGCAGGCTGACCGCCGACGCCGTCAGCGTGAGTCCAGGGATCCCTGTGTCATCTTGGGGCCAATAGGAAAAGCGCGATGAGCGAATATCAGATGCCGTCTGCCGAGCTGGGTGAGTGGGTTCTGTTCTATCCTCACCATGACGCCGAGCCGAACATCGGCGTGGTGACCAAGGTGTCGTCGCGGACGCTGACGATCTGGGTGATCGCCCCGAGCCTGGGCGGGACCGAGAAGTCCTCGGTCCACCATGTCACCGATCCTGGGGTCAACGAGTTCCCTGACTGGAAGCGTTTTGGCTTCTGGGAAACAAAGCCGCGTGACCCCAAGATGGCCATTTTGGCCGAGAAGGTGGCCATGCTGGAGCGAAAGCTGGAGGCCATTGACCCCAAAAAGGCCAAGTAAGGGCATTGGTCAGTAGGAGACTTTGATGGCCGACGACAATCCCCTGCGCCCCATTGTGAAGCGGTGGCTTGAGTGCATCAAGCAGGCCGAGAAGCACAAGAAGCCCTTCAACGATGACGCATCGGAGGCCATGGCGTTCTATGCGTCAGACCCCGATGCGATGTGGAAGGACGCCTACGCGCGAGGGGAACGCGGCTACAACCGTGGGCTGGACGCGCCGGCGTTCCGGATGAGTGTCAACCGCGTGTGGGAGGCTGTTCGTCTCTTTACCGCGGTGATCCACCACCGGAACCCGGCTCGGACGGTCAACCCGCGGGACTATCCCATGGTTGGCCCTGCGCTCTTGGGAGTGAATCCCGGGCCTCCTGTTCCCCAGATGGGGCCCAACGGTCCCGTCATCGGCCCAGACGGCCAGCCGGTGATGATGCCCGACCCCCAAGTCATGGCATACCAGCAGGCCGTCCAGCAGCAGCAGTTCATGCAGGAGCGTCGGAAGGTAGTCAGCAAGCTCCTTGAGGACTACCTGAACTACACCCCGAACGAGTTGGATCTCAAGCGGCACTCGCGGAAGGTGGTTGAGGAGGCGTTCATCAAGGGCGCCTCAGTGTGGTGGCATGAGCTGTACACGCCCCCCGGGGCGAACACCAAACTGGCCGGCTCGTTCTTCGACTCCATTGACAACCTTGTCTGGGATCCGGACGCCGACGAGTATGAGGACATCCGCTGGGCCGCCCGTCGCAGGGTACAGCCTGTGGATGAGGTGGCCGCCAAGTTCGGCGTGTCCCGAGACGACCTCAAGGGACATCTGGAGTCGTACTCCGAGCGCGCCGACGAGGGTGAGCGGGGGTATGAATACAAGCGCAAGACCGGCAAGACCAACGACCTGATCTGCTACTGGGAGATTTACTCCAAGACAGGCTTTGGCGACCGGCTCAAGGACGCCGACAAGGATCTGCGCGGCAAGTTCGACGCCCTTGGGCCGAACTGCTACATCGTCGTCGCCGAGGGGGTGGACTTCCCTCTGAATGTCCCGCCGGCCATGTTGGCGGAAGAGGTGGACGAAACCGGCGTGCCGCCGACGATGTTCATGAATGCGCAGTGGCCGATCCCCTTCTGGGCGGAGCCGAACGGCTGGCCGTTCACATTGCTCGGGTGGCACGGCAAGCCCGGCTACTCTTGGCCTATCTCGCTGATCCGCCCGGGGATCGGGGAATTGCGATTCATCAACTGGGCGATGTCGTTCTTGGCAACGAGGATTGCGACCTCCAGCCAGACGCTCATCGGCGTCAGCAAGGCCGCGGATCCTGATCTCAAGGCCAAGATCCTTGAGAAGAACGAGGGCGGCTTCAAGATCGTCGAAATCTCCGAGGCCATCGGCCGGTCGGTCAACGACGTTCTGTCAGTGTTCAACATGCCCGGCGTTACCTCGGACATGTGGAACATCATCGCCGAAGTCACCGCGCTCTTTGATCGCCGGGTGGGTTTGACAGAACTCATCTACGGCATGTCGCGGGCGTCCTTCCGAAGTGCTGCTGAAGCTGCCGTGAAGAGCGAGCAAATCTCGGTCAGGCCCGACGACTATGCAAACACGCTGGAGGACGCCCTGTCCGAGGTCGCCCGCAAGGAAGCGCTGCTTGCACGGTGGCTGATTTACCCGCAGGACGTCGCACCGATCCTTGGAAACCTTGCCGCCCAGGCGTGGGCCATGCACGTGCAGAGCGAGGATCCCGAGGCCATTGTTCGGGAGTACTCCTACCGCGTCGAAGCCGGCAGCATGCGGAAGCCCAACATCGCCACTCGCACCGAGAACATGAACAACTTCATGCAGGTCATGATGCCGGTGGCGCAGGGCATGCTGCAGGCCGGACAGCCCGACCTTTTCAACGGCCTCATGGCCGCGTGGGGCAAGGTCAACCAGATGGATGTGTCGGGGTTTGTCGTCCCGCCGCCTCCTCCCCCTCCTCAGCCTCCTGGCCCACAAGAGCCGCCTCCACCCCCGCAGGGACAGTAGTTTCTTATGGACATCCCTTTTGAGGTCCGTCAACTCGGACGCGAAGCAGAAGAAACCTACACCAAGGCCCTGCCCTACGGGGAGCGGTGGGCCATTATGGTCGCGCTGCAATGCCCTCCAGGGACCAAGGGCACCGACCGGGCCTACATGGAAGGCCGGATGAACAACCAGCAGCTCAACGACATGCCCGAGCGGCAGGCCAAGTACGTGGCCGCCGAGGCTCGCAAGGCCGGCATCAACATCTCTGGCAAGTACTACTGCGGCGGAGTGGCTGACGGCCGGGGTTGGCGAGATCCCGAAGCCTGGGTGTCGTCCAACGACGACGTTCTTCGGGTGGCGAAGAAGCGCCGCATGTCGGTGGCCGGAAGCGTGAACTACGACCCCGGCCCTGCCCCGCCCCAGAGGAAACTGATCTCCGAAAGCATTGTCCGAGATGAGGTGCGTCGGGAAAAGAGACGCAACCCCTCCGCCAAGACGGAAGAGATTCGCGAACGAGTGATTGAGAAACACGCCTACAGGGTCAAGAACCGATGAGCGAGATCGCCAGACACTTTACGACCGGGTCCGTCCTTATTGCCTCCACGGCCTCGGCCACTAGCAGCACTCCGCGATTCCCCTTTGGCCGTTATGCCGGCGGAGGCGTGATCATCGGCAACACGGGTGGCGCCACCCAGATTTCTTGGCATGCCGCCGCTGCGGCCGAAGACGTCCCCAGGCCGATCTACGCCGATGGCTCCGCGGTCACCACCTCTGTGACGGTTGGTTGCCTGCCGATTCCGGACGCCTGCTTCGGCTTTCCGTTTGTGGCTCCCATTATCACAGGCGGAACCACCTGCGCCATGACCGTCTGCGTCAAGGGTTAGCCATGCCCCTCTCCCCACGCACCCTCCGTCCGGCGAGCAGCGGAGCGTGTGGCAGAGCGAGATTAGCAAGGCAGTCACCGAGCAGACGAAGTTGATCTACGAGATGAAGCACATGCGAGAACAGCCATGAGCCCCATGAGCCCGAGGACGCTGCGGCCGAGACAGACGCTGCACCCTGAGGCGGCAAACTGGGCAGCTCGCGTCGTCGCAAACGGCGGCACTGTCGGCACGTCGCTGCCTGCTGTTGATAGGTTCTGCCGCGCCATCGACGCCGCCAAGATCCGCGACCGCTTCTTCCGCGTAAATCTCTTCTGCGGCGGCACGAGCGGGACGGCTGTCGGCCTCAACTCATGCCTCGTCCCACTGTATCGCGGGCCGTCGCTTGGCGGCACGCAGTACGGCACCGCCACTGACACCCACAATGTTTTTGATCCTGCGGACTACAGCGAAACTGGTGCTAGCGGAGGACTCAAGGGCAACGGACTCACTAAGTATTTAGACACAGGACTGGCGCAGTCTACTGTTGCGCCTAACGGCTTTATGCACATGTCAGTGTATGCGCGGCACGGAACGTACTCAGCCACAAGTTTGTCATACCGAACTATTGGCGTCATCTCCACATCGCCGACTAACGAGTTCTATTTCTTGGACGTTCGCAGAGTCAGTAGTGTCACCGGGGCCTGGGCCACTGTAGGAGGTGCTACGGTGTTTCAGAGCTCGCCAGCCACGTTAACCGGTGGACAACTGATGACGGTTACGCGAGCGACTGCGTCCAGCGCAACGATCTATCTTGATGCAACGCAGGCCGCATCAGACAACGTCACAAGGACTATAAACTCCGTAAACAACAACATTTTCGTATTCGCAGAAAATAGAGTTGGAACAGGAGCTCTAACGCACGCCGACATGACACTGGCGGCGTATTCCATTGGATTGCCGCTGACGGCGCAAGAAGTTTCCAGTTTTCAGTCTGCAATGGCAACATTCCAGGCGGCCCTTTCTCGGAATAGTGGCGTATGACACTCTCCGAACTCCTTTCCGCACCGCTGCCAGACTCAGAAACCCTGCGGGCACTGGGCGTGGTGTTCGACACAGCGATGGCGCAGAAAATGGTCAACGCTCACGCATGGCACGGCGACCCGCGATGCACCGCGTATCCCGCGGCACTTAAAGATGGTCGGTGGTGCCACGCAGCGGACATTCTGCCGGCCTGTATAACGCCTGGAGGGACATACCACGCAGGGTTCACGCACTTGAACCAGGCGAACTTCACGCTGGTGGAGGTCATTCCACTCGCCGATCTGGAGTTCGCGGAGGGCGTGGCGCAGTTGGTGCCGGAGCCGAAGCCAGAGGAATAGCCGTGATGGAAACCTTCCAGATGCTCCGCGAAATAAACTTGCTGTCCAAGCCGACGTTCGCCTACATGACGCCAGAGATCATGGCGCAGGTGGAGGTGGTGCCGATGAGCGAGGTGGCGGGGTTGGTGGTTAGCGAAACCCCCCAAGAGTGACATTGGTATGTGGTGGACCGGAAGCGCGATTGATCGTCTTAGGCGCGCCTTGCTGGTTCCGCAGTGTTTGTCTGTTTACCCCAGGAGCAAGACCGTGCCCAATCAGTTGACCTATTCGATTGTGGCCGCCCCTGCGTCCGATGTGGACGTTGTGGAGCGGCTTCTGACCGTGACCGTAGACGGGGAGTCGTCTTCCAAGGCGTACCCCGGCGATACCAGCAAGTTCGATGAGCTGACCGTCTCGCAGGGGGCGAACGTCATCCTGTCGCTGGTGGACGTCGATGACGCGGGGAATCGCTCTGGCGCCGCCACTCTGGCGTTTGAGGCCCTGGACACCATCCCGCCGGCTGACCCCAGCGGCCTGGGCGTGACGCTCGTTTCGGAGTCCTGATCGGTTTTGGTGCCCCTTCAGGCTCTTCCCCGGGCCTGGAGGGGCACTTGTCTGTAGGCCCGTGACCTATTTGTGATCCATTTCCATGGCCTACCTGACCTATTTCGATCTCGTTGAGTCGCTGATCACCTCGTCCTACGGCGGCCCCCAGGACGCGGAGCAGCGGGACATTCGCACGGCCATACACCGGGCGTACAACGAGCTGACGACGATCAGGGACTGGTCCTACTACCACGTGCATGGCCGGGTGATCACCTCGGCGCCCTACAGCACGGGAACGGTTGTATCGTCTGGAGCCACCGCCACGCTCACCGGGGGTACGTGGCCGGCATGGGCGGGCACCGGCGCGTACCTCAAGATTGGCGACGAGATTTGCCGGGTGGCATCCCGCACCAGTGATACTGTCGTCGTCTTGGATCCCACACTGTCGCTCAAGGCCAGTGTCACTGGCGCACCCTACACGCTGTACCGCACCGTCTACCCGCTGCCGTCCGACTTCAGGAACATGGACGAGCCATCGGACGAATACAACTGGTGGTCTGGCATGTACCTCACGCCGGACGAGGCGATGAAAGTGGAGCGGGTTAACAACTCCTCCGGAGAGCCCTACCACTGGACGGTCATCAAGGATCCGGACTCCACTGGTTGGGCCATTAAGCTGATTGGCTACCCGTCGCAGGTAGAGACGATTGACTTCACGTACCGCAGAACAGCACGGCCGATTCGATGGAGCGGCCATGAGACGGGGGTGCGGATTTCCAGCGCGTCAGTAAACGAAGACAGCGTGGCCACTTGGTCTGCGCCAAATCCTGCCGTGCCGTTTAACGCGGCTGGCTCCATCTTCAGGCTCGGCGATGGCTCAACGTACCCCGGCCCCATCGAATCCATGACGCCCTACGTTGCGGAGGCAAAAATCACGGCAGTCCAAGGTTCCCGCCAAGTGCTTGCCGCCGGGCTGGCGGGCGACCCGCCGACCACGTACTCCGCCACGGCCGCCATCATCACCGACCCAATCGACATCCCGGCCCACATGTACGGGGTCATGGACTCCGCTTGCGATTACTTCTTGGCGCGGATTCGCGGCCAGAAGGCTGACGCTGCGTTTGCGATGTACCAGCGGGATCTTCGTCTGGCGATGGAGATGGACCAGCTCGCACCGCTTTCCGGACGGTCGTCTCAGGTCTGGCATGACGGCGGGTGGCGGTCGCCCCTGAAGGTGGACAGAGGATGATCATCATCAGCAAGTGGGCCGGGCTTGCGACCAACGTCAGCCCGTACGCCATTCCTCCCGGGGCTGCAGTCACGCAAGTGAACGTGCAGTGCATCAACCCCGGCCAGTTGACGGTGCGTGGAGGGGTGACGTCCATGTCTTGGACGACTCACACCGGGACAACGGTGCCCATCACTACGCTTCAGCGATTCCAGAGCGGCACGCTAGAGACTGTCATCTACCAGAACGCATCCGGCGCCCTCTTCTATGCGAAGGGCCCGACATGAACATCGGCGGCGCCACGCTCACTGGGTCTACCAAAGTCTCCTTCTTTAAGGGGCCGTACAAGTACATCTATGGCGTGAACGGCGGCGGGCGAGGAATCCGTTGGGGCGGCTCTGGCAACGCCGAGTACATCGGGATGCGGGCTCCCACCACGGCGTTAACCACGGTTGTCACCGCTGCCACTGCCAACATCGTCGCCGCCGTCCAGGTCGTTGCCCAAGGAAGTGGATACTTCCAGCCGCCCGTGGTGACGTTTTCTGGAGGCGGCCTGACAGACGGTCACACCGGGCACGCGCAGGGTTTGGCGCGGTTAAAGAACGGCGGCGTGGCCGGCGTCATTGTGACCAAGGCCGGGGTGTCCTACACAGGCCGCCCGCAGATTTCGTTCTCGGGTGGCCGAGGATCGGGCGCCGCCGTAACTGTCGGAGTCGATGGCAGTCTTGGTGCTGTGATACCCACGGCGTCAGGTTCTGGGTACACCAACGGCGCCACCATTGCATTCTCAGGCGTAAACGATGCCATCGCCGAGGTGGACATCACGGCAGGCCGCGTGAGCGGGATTCGGGTTGTGAATCCTGGGAGCGGGGCTACGACCACTGCGTCGGCGACTATCTATGCCGTCAGCGGAGGAACCAACGCCACCGCCAAGTGCGTGATGTCCTACGCCGTCACCGCGATTACGGTGTCTGGAGGGACAGGCTACGCAGGTATCGTCCCGGTGCAGTTCTCGTCCATCAGCGGTTCTGGTGCTGCGGCCTACTGCACGGCCAACTCCTCGGGCGCTCCGACGAACCCTGTGATCACCTCGCGCGGAGCCTATGCAGTTGCGCCCACGGCGTCCGTAGATGGCACCACCGCCAGGGCCGAGGTCTTGATTCGCGCCCCGATCAAGGGCTCTTACCGTTGCGGGCTGAGATACCTGGACGCCACCGCCATTGAGGATGGCGGGCCAGTGCCCAGCAACCTTTCGGAACTGGTGACAGTAGAAGCCAGCACGGGCGTGGCGACGATTGGCTGGCGCTGGGAAAACGCCGCCGCGGACACCCGCGCCGAGGCCGTTGAGCTGTGGCGAACAAGCGCCAACCAAGCGGTCGTCCTGTATCGCATCGCTCTTTTGGAGAAGACCGGCGGAGTTCTGCCGACGTCCTACGAAGACTCCATGGACGAGGCCACGCTGATCGACCCAAGCCGGCCCGGGTTTGGCATCCTTCCGATCACGCTGCCGTCAGGGCAGCTCAACGCCTATCGGTTCGGCACGCCACCCACGGACATGGAAGACGCTTGCTGGTTTCAGGACCGGGCGTGGTACGGCGTCAACACCAATGGGACTCGCCCGAACACGCTGATGTTCTCGGAGATTGACGAGGCGGAATCCGTCCCAGACATCAACGAGATCATCCTCCAGAACAACACGGGCTCGCAGGATCGGGTCGTTGGGCTGATGCCCTACGGGGCCATGCTGATCGTCGCCCAAGAGCGGCACATGTATCGCCTGACCTATGTCGCCCAGCCGGTCATTGATGCGGCCGTCACCTTGGCCGGCTATCGCGGCCTGTTGCACAAGCGGTGCTGGACGACGTTTGAGGGCGGGATCTACTGCGTCGATTCTTTCGGGATGTACGCCTTCGACGGCTCGTCCATTGAGCCGCTGTCGGTGGCGGTGGACAACTACTGGCGGGACGGGATCATCGACTTCTCCAAGTCCGTGAACTTCTTTGTCCAAGCCGACCCCACCGCGAGGGTCATCCGATTCCATTACTGCAAGTCCTCGGATGGCTCCATTCCCCCGCGGGCGTTGTGCTATTCCTTGGCTACGAAAGCGTGGTGGGAGGAGACATACGCTCAAGGGATTGGAGCCGCGACGGTGATCAGGCTGGGCGGCAAGCAGTCGCTGGTGGCCGGCGGTGCGTCTGGAAGTCTCCTCAAGCCCAACACGGGCCTTGTGGACTCGGTCAGTGGATCGACGGCTGCGGTTCCATACCAGTTCCGTACCGGACCTTTGGCGATCATTGACGAGCCGACGAGGCAGATTGGAGTCCTCTACCAGCCGACAGCCTCCACGGCGTCCTTGACACTCAACGTCCACTACAACAACTCGGCCACGGCGCGTGCGAATGCCGTCCAGTCCGACCGTGGTGAAGGTGCTGTCGCGACCAGCGGTGGTGTCGTCATTGACATGCGGGCTGCGCGATCAGCTCTGGGCGACTCCAACGGCTACACCACCGCCCGCTACTCGGGCCGAGCCAATGACCGCTCGGCAGGTGGCGACCGGCATTTGGCCGTTGATATTTCTGGATCTCAGGCCGCTGCCGCCGTTGTCCTGCACGGCATTACGGTCGGCGGGGTGACGGCCTGATGTTTACCCAGCAGGCGAACCAGCTCTCTAGCGCCCTGTCGATGACGCCTGGGGCGCAGCAGAACCAAGCGCTCCTGCAGGTGTTCGCCAACTGCATTCAGGGCCTGCGCACCAACGGCCCCGTAGCAATCAACTCGGGGGCCGGCAGACGCCCGCCACCGGGAGGCGTGATCACCTCCCCCCCAGGGCTGGGAAACGTCACCAACACCTACGACATCAACGACATCACCAACCAGAACCTCTGGCAGTACCTGTACGGGGACACCAACAACAACATCAACAGCTACCCGCGGAACGTGTGGAACGTCAACAACTACAACAATCCATACACCAACAACAACTACTTCACGCAGAACATCAGCAACAACACCACCAACCAGGGCGGGAACACATCGAACTACTTTGG